CTGATATTCTCCGTGTTGGCGGCCAGCTTCATGTAAGGGTCAACCAGCGAATCGGTTCTGCCGCCCAACTGGTCGATCAGATTCGTTCCCACGCGAATCGTCTCGTTGAGCAAGGCCATCTGGCGTTCCTCGGCGGTCAGTTCATCCACCGTCTTGCCCAGTTGCTCGGCCCACCTCTTGTTGGCGTCGGCAACCTTTAGGTTCAGTCCCAAGTTGTCGATGAGCCGAATTTCCGACCGCTTGATACCGCGAGCCAACGACTCAAAGAAGAAGGTGGTATCGCCCAGCGTCGGGTTCAGAGCGTTGGCGGCTTTAGCGATCTCCAGCAGTTGCGGCGTGGCGTTGGCGAGGGCTGAACCCAACTCCGGCGTCGTTCCGGCCACCAGCGTCATAAACGACGACATGAGTTGCATGTCGGAGATCGTGCCATGCGCCGCCGTGCGCATATCAGCCAGCACGTTGGGGATGTTGTAGAGATTCGAGGTCAGATAGCGAAATGAATCACCCGTCTGCCGAATCCCCGCCCCCAACTCAGCGGCCTCTTTCCACATATCAAACCCTTTCTTCAGACCAACCAGTGCCGCGCCCGTCGCAATAATCAGCGGTATGGGTAGCAGCGATCACATTCCCGGCTAATTTCGCATTCTCGCTCAGTACGAGGTATTGTTCCGCCGCCTCCGCTGACGTAATCGACCCGTCCGCCACCTGTGCACCAAGACTTCTTATCGCATCCTGGGCGTCCTTGAGATGAGCCTGCCACACCCCCAGCTTGACGGCAGACTTGGCGATCGCCCGGTCATGATCCTCGATGCCGGTCAGCATCTTGGTCATCGACAAGGGATCGCCCGCCTGCTTCCCGGCGGATACCATGCGGTTGATGTCGGATACGATGCGGTTGATCACCGCCCCGCCCGTCCATTCGGCCCCGAAACGAACGACTATGGCTTCAAGTGGACTAGTCACCGGCTAACTTCCTTTGCCTGCCTCTTTCCCGCTGGATGACGGCGACGATCTTGAACTCGTCGGGATACTCTCTCATCCATTCGGCCTGATTGGCGGCATCCCGCCACTTCGGATAGGTAGCGATAATCGACCGGGCGGTACGGTATCGTGAGTAATGGTATGCGGGCCATGTCAGGAATCCGCCCGACCAGGGCGGGCCATCCCCGGCTTCAGCGCGGTAGACCCAAGTGACGTAGCGAACGGGTTCGGCGTCGGAACTGTCCAGGTAGTCCGCGACGCCTACGTAAAACTCGGATCGGGCGACATAATCTCGTTGAACAGCGACAGGGCTTTCGTCCCTACAGTAGCGACCAGCCCCGGCGGCAGCAATGGAAAGTCATCGACCAGCAACTCCGGCGGATCGACGAACCAGCCCGTTTCATACGCCGCCTGCAACGAGAACCGTCGCAGGCGGGCAAAGTTGGTCACGTCGTTGTCATCCATTTGATAACGTCCCATCGCGTCACCCCAGTTCTCAACGTCCTGCTGCACATAATCCATCTTGTCCCGAAGGACAAACTGATCCGGCTTCAGGTCTTTGAGTTGGCTGGCTTTCAACGCCCGAACTTCCTTTTTCCTATCGTCTGCCTTGTCACTCATGGTCTACCTACGCTATCAGGTGGAGATCGTCAGTGCCCCGTCAATGCCGATCTGCAAGTTAAGGGCCACAAACCCCTCTACCGGATAGGTCACGTCGCGTTGCCGAATCAGACCGGCCCCGGTGTATTGACCGCCGAAAGTCGAACTCCGAATCGGGTCGAACGAGAACGTGCCCGTACTTCCCGGCTCAAGTCCGTTCAACAAGACTGAGGGGACAGGGGTGGCATTGTCAAGAAGCATGTTGATAGTGAACGATGCGCTGGGAATCCCAACGATCTGGGCTTTATAGGTCTGACCGCTAATGGCCTGCTCGGTCACGTCGGCAGCCGACGTGAAATCAACAGAGACCAGACCATCCAGCGCATATGTTCCAAAGGTGGCAAGCATATCCTTGCCGTTAAACTTGGTCATTCTTCCCTCGCTTTTTTCAGAAAGGCTACGGCCATCGACCGTTGCATTTCATCCAGATTAGGTAAAGCTGCTTCAACCAGTTCGATCAACCTGTCGGCGCGAAGACCGGTTCCAACCTGTCCGGCACGCCACTGATCAAACTCATCGTAGCCATAGACGACACTGCCGATGTGTCCCACCTGCACGTCGCAATCCACGGCCACGTTGAAGCCGAGGGAACCCGCCCGTCGGCAAAAGTTAACGTCTTCTCCTTCACCGCTCGCTCCCCACTGAACGTAGGGCGTGAAGGAGGCCCCCCATTGCGGGTCTGTCATTCGCTCGATGACTTCCCGCCGGATGAGCGTGAAGGCAAATCCCGTTCCGTCCACCGGCAAGGTGACGCCGGGGACTACTTCGTCTACCAACAAGTTATAGTATAACCCGTTCAAGGCGTCGGGCAAGTCAGGCTGCTCCCCAACCCGCATCACCAACGCCCTCGGCGGCGGAACCCGCTGAGTAGCCAACGCCGACACAATGGCATAGCGATAGTTATCTTCATTCGTTCGCATCTTCTCCAGGATGTTGGGCGAGAAGGTCATGTCGTCGTCGATGAGCAGCAACGTATTGGCATCGCTCGCCAGAAAACGGCGCATAAGCGTGCTGGCTGCCCAATGGGACGGGGCGCGAATCACCGGGTCAAGCACGGTGTCCGTGTCGCGTAACCCGTGGCGCAGCAATCGGGCATAGCAACCGACGAAACCGGCCTCCGGATGCGACAAGCGCACCCCCACGGCGATCTTGCCGAAGTCCTCCGGCGGCTGCGTCACAACCAGATCGCCATACATGTCAAACGTCCTGTATGCCGGGTAGATAACCGATTGCGCCTCGGCTTTCGTCTGGCGATAGCCAAGGAAATCCGCGATGCGATCGATGGTCTCATGCGCAAAATCGACCAGATCGTCATACTCCACATCCATGAACGGCACGCCGTTTTCAATCACCCAGTCACGAATACGACGCTCGCCCTCCATCTCGTTGTCGATGCGCGTGAGCGCGTCGGAATATCGGCATCCCCTGTCCATGACAAAGGAGTTAATCCGCGCCTCTTTAGAGCGACAGGCAAACAGCAGGTGAGGCGTGCGGCTGGCCTTTATTCCCTCCAGCACCTTGATGGCCGCAGCCGGCTGCGGCCACATGCGCGTCCCCCACGATGTCGCCTTATCCATGTCGTTGACCCCGATATAGTTGCGAATACCCCACTCGCCGGACTTGACATTCCTGACCAAACGATCATCGCGATAATAATTCGACACATTCTTCTCATGCTGGGCTGGCGGATCGGGCATGGTATAGCCCATCTTCTCCACAACAGCGGTCAACACCGCCCCGCCTGACCGGCTGCCGCCGATGACGATGGCCACATCCTGGGGTTTTCCCCACTTCTCGACATAAAGCGTCTCGTTTTGAAGCCATAGATCATTGAAATCGTCGCGCCGCCCAAACGTCGAGTGCGGCTTGACATGCGCCACCACGCAGCCGTCATACACGGCGATGGCGACATCCTCAGCCATTGCCCGCAGACAATAGTCGTTGTCCTCATGCCCGTAGCCGACGAACCGCTCATCCAGTTCGCCGAGCTTCTCCCACGCATCCTTGTGGATGGCCACGGCAGTGAAAGCGATTATACCGGACAGAATCCGAACGGAGCCAAACGTCTGCTGCCGCTGCCCGATCACGCCCGACTTTCCACGAATCGCCGCCGACAGGATGGGCGGCGATCCCGGCAATTCAATCTGTCTCTCCAGTGCCGTAAAACCGCCGGGCGTCATGAGCATGGTGTCATCGTTAAGCAGCATAAAGCTGTCTGTACGGGGCGCGACCATCCTGATGGCATGGTTGTTCCACGTCGAGAAGTTAAACGGCCCAGAGACCTGTACAAACTCAACTGACGAGTATTCCTCGGCAATTGGCCGGAACTCATCAAGGTCGTCAGTCACAACCAGCGTTTTGCCCAGAAAGGTCGGGTCATGTTCATCGATGGAGGCAAGGCAAGGACTTAAAAGCTGGGGGGTATTGGAAGGAATAATTAAATACACTTATCTCTCTCGTTCGCTATCAATCGAAACGTCGATAATATGCCGCCACACATCCAGCGTGTCAACATAGTAATGCACATCCATATCGAGGCGGCTGTCGATCATGATGCCGGTATTCAGTCCGCGCAAGCCAACGATAGCCGTGTGGCGCAAGGCGAGTAATTCATCAACGGTAGCCGCATACAAATCAACCTGGAAGCGGGTGCGATAGGTATCGTTGCCGCCGGAGGCCCGCCGCCCCGTGCCGCCCCATATGAGACCGTAGACGACCAGAGGGAAGACCGCATTGGCCGGAACGATGCCGAAGTGAATATTGTTGTTCACTGACGGCCCCAGCTTGTCAACCAAAACGGCATAAAATTCGCTAACGATGTCGGTCATTTAATATGTTTGGCCACTTCTTCGCGCACGATGCCAGTATACTCGTCGCGCATACTCTCCACGGTAGGCCGAATAAACGGGAAGATATGGAATTGACCATCTTTCGTAGTCCATCCCAGTTCAAGATACAGGGCGTATGGACGCGGCAATCCCTGGCCAATCGTCAAGGAGGCGTTGCCCGCTCTCGTGATATGGACGTTCATACTTTCGATCAACTTGCCAAACTGCTCCGCCGGATAGCCCCCTTGGACGCCGGAGGGGTTAGGATATTTCGAGTATTGAACCCCGCTCTTGGGGGCGCGAATGCGCTTGGCCATCTCCTCGATCGTGCGATCCGCCATACCTGTAGCTGCCGGTGTTTGGGCCTCCTTCGCACTATCATCAATCTTGCGCACGCGCTCCATGATGCGCCCCGCGCCGTCAACCGACACATTCATGCGCAATTTCATATCACACCCCCGTCCTGCGCAAATTGAGGATAAATCCGTAGATGGTCTGCTCCTCGTACCCCTGTACCTCGTAGGTCTCATGCGCGATAGGCTGACCAAACTCTTCAATCAGCACCACGCGATCGGCGGGATCGATCGTCCCGCGAGCGGCAGCGGGCATACGGCAACGAACCAGAATTTCCGAGATCGGCACGCGGGAATCAGCCATGATCTCCCGGCTGCGAAACTTGAACGGCGAATAGGCAAAACCGCAATCCCATTCGGCTACAGTAGACCACACGGCAATATCTTCGCCATAGCTGCCCTTCGTGTTGGTACGTCGCAGATGCGCCAACCGGTCGTTCAGGTATTGCTCATTGTCGTACTGAATCTGGGCGATCTCGTCGCGTGTGATCATCGCTCCGCCTCGCCCACCGGCTCATCGTCGCTCCATGCGTCCACGCGGAAATAGCCGGTGGACTTGGCTCGATTCTTGCTGTAAAGGGTCGGATCGGGTTCACCCGCATATCCCCACTTCGTCCGCCACAGGGCAGCGTCTTCGGCAAAGCCGCGACTGATGTGGGAACGGGACAAGCCAAACTGATCAGATTCCAGGTTAGGATACTTGCGCCACGCCGTCGCCAAAGCCTCCAGCCCGGCGGCGACCGCCCGCTGCCAGAAGCCCTCGGAGGCGATGAGCATCAGTATCTCTTCATCGCTAAAGTTCGCATCCTTCGGCAATGGCCCCGTGCCATACACCGTGTCCTGAAGGTGGAAGCGAACCCTGTCAATCGGTCTGTCGGTCGCCGTGTAGGTAAACATCGCACTCCCTAGCGTATGGCCGGATCGCGCCGCCTGCGTGCGCGTCGCTCGCGAGACGGCATGGCGACAGTCTTGGGAAAGACGACGATCCCCTCCGCGACCCACTTCTTCCAGACAGCGGGTGGAACCTCGTTCTCAGCGATGGTTCCACCCGCCTCTCTGGTGAAGCCGGTCGTCATGATTCTTACATCATATGCCAGCTTTCCAATCTGCATACAACTAGCCGCTTACTTCGTGCCCGTAAATCCAACGCCAGTCGTCCCAGCCATAGCTATAGCGCATATAGCCCCGGAAGCGCAGCATCAACTCATAGTCCGAACGCGGGTCGAGCGAAAACTCAACCGGCACGCGGTCAAACCAGTTCAACCACCGTTTCATGTACTGACTGTCAATCATGAACCAGTTGTTGGTATCTTCCAGATACTTCCAGACCACAAGATTAAACCCCCTGGTCTGCACATAGTTGATGTCGTTGTTCGGGCCACCTGGCACTAATATCGAATTAAGAGCCACATAAGCCGTCTGCTCCAGCGACGGAGGAATAAGCAACGTGTCCGGCTGAATGGTCAAATGCTCCCCGATTCCGCCCTTAAACTTGCGCATAAGAGCCATGGTATCGGCAATGGCATTAAGCCCCAGGGCCGTTGACCCCGCGTTGGACTGCGTGCTGGCATTCGTTGGCGAATAAGGATGTGCGCCGCACAAGGCAACGCCATCCCCACCAATACGTGCGCTGGAAAAAGCGTTATTAAATACGCTTGCACCATGCTTTTCGCGCGTGCGCCCGGCAGAAGTCGCCAGCATAGCCGCGCGGTTGTTAATCTCGCGGTACTTGGCATCGTCAACAAGCTTGCGCTCGACAACCATGCCTTGCACATACTCGGTATGCTCGTAGCGTGCGCCCCAGCCCTCAAGCGGCTCGTCGTATTCAATCGCGCCCTTATACTCATGCCAGTCGCGCACGCCGTTCACACTGGCACTCTCCTCGAATGCCGAATTGGACGACTGCACGTTAAACAACGTGGGAATCAGGCTTTCGCGCAGAATCTCGGTATGCTGCTCCTCGAATACAATTCGTAGCCCAGCCTCAAGCAATTGAGGCCACTTTTCTGAAACCATGATAGACATTGTTGGCCTCCTTTACCCGTACTGAACCTTGGTGAATACCACATACCCGATGGGGTTTGTATCATGCGGATCACCGATAATATCAATAACAGACAGCGAACCGTTAGCAGCGTCGGCAGCGTCAAGCGTGCGCGGACTGGCAATGTCCTGCGTGCGCGTTCCGACAGATGCCGAGAAAGTCGTAGCGGTGAAAGAACAACGCCAGACCTGCTGATTGGTGAGCAATGCCACCTTCATCAACTGTCCATCCGTGCCGGAATCGCGCTTCTCCTGCATAACCGCAGCCACGGTAGCTACACTGCCCGCGCCCTTTTCCAGCTTCCCACTCGATGACATGGTAACGAGATCGCCCACGCCAAATGTCCCGGTTCCGGTGACTTTAAGTTGACGCACAACGGGCACGCTGCCATCCAGCGAGTAGGCGAACTCAAATCCTTGGGTTGCCATTATGTTTTCCCTTTTACCTTTTTAGCTAACATTTGCGGGTCAACGCCAAGGAGTTTAGCCATGGTCGCCGTGTCTTCATCAACGGCAAGTGTCGCATTTTCCCTGTCGGCTATCGACCCGGCCACGCCGTCCAATGGAGCGGGTGGCGACTGATGTAGTATCGGGACAGCGGCGTCAAGCCATTCACGAAGTTCGACAGGGCCAAGGCCTTGCGGAACGATCGGGCGTAGTCTCTCCGGGAGACCATCTACAACTGTCTTGTTGGCAGTAGTCAGTCTGTCAAGGACTTCCTGCCTATCGGCGCGTGCCTTGTCCAATTCCGCCTGTAGCTGGGAGGAGCGAACCCCCTCGTCAGCGGCCTTGGCCACGGCGGCTTCGCTGTCAGCGAGTGCCTGCGCTATTTTCTCTTTTAATTCACGATTCTCTACTCGACGTTTGGCGTTCTCGGCCCGCACTGATTTCAGGGCCAGAACCGTCTTGTCATCGCCGCCCGCCTCGGCGGCAACGATCTCAGCGTCAAGTTGTTGAAGCAATTGCTCAGCTTCGTTCGACATGCGTACTCCCTTCGGATTCGGGTTCTACCCGGATCGCGTCTTTTCCTGCTCCGCACGCCGGGCAGCCGCGCTCCGCCGTCGGCCTCTGCTCCTCGGTGATGGCGTATTGCCACTTACATAACTTGCAGATCGCCACGTATCGTTTCATCGGTTCCTAACGCGAAAAGAGGCAGATTTCTCATCTGCCTCTAATCTAACACCACTATGGGGATTAAGTCAAGTTAAAACTCAGGCATAGCCGCCTCTTCGCCGGGAAACGGCGGCAATTCCGCCTCAGCCACCATTGCCTCATTAACCCGCTCGGCGTGACGATCGGCCAGGATGCGGGCCAGCGTATAGCCGTCATCTTTGAGATCGCCCCACTTGCCCCGCGCATTCAACGCCGCGCGTGCATCATCGTCAGAGTTGAACTCGCTCTTCCACTCGATGATGAACTGCTCGGCTGAAATGTAGGGGCGAACAGCCTGTTTTACCTCCTGGCGACCCTTCATGACCCCCATGAAGGCATCCACCACATCCGGGTTAAAGCCGCCAGCCCACATCGACCCGGTAACAACCGTGCCGACGCGCGATCCGCGCACAACAGACAGTCGCCCACCGTCGTCGCCCAGCAGAACCTCGACTTCCAGATCGAACTCGTAACCCGTTTCAGCTTGCCTCACAACAGGGCCAAAGCCCACCGGGACAACGACCTTCTTCTTGTTGCCCATGCCGTCGGTCTTCTCCTGCATCTCGTACCCCATCTTGGCGCGAGCGCAGACGATAACATTGCAGGACAATTGGGTTACAGTAGTCAGGAACCGGTTATACTCATCACCTGGACGCTTCCAGGCAACGTAGGAGTTGCCCTGCATCTTCTTGGTCTCCATCGAGACCTGATCGAGCGTCCCCCCTTCACGGGAATAGAACGCGCTAAAACTGTCCACGATGATGACGGCATAGTTCCGTTGCTGCTCGATGATGAAATCGGTCAGCTTCGGCACAGAGAACGGCGGCTCCCAGTACACGACAGAGGTCTCCGATAAGTCTGGATACTGGTCGAGGATGTAGGTCGAACGTCCCGCCTCGGTATCGATGAACAGAATCTTGTCATAGCCAACGCCTGCCAGATCGCACAAGCGCATGGCGGCAAGCCACGCCCCCGTCGTCTTGCCGGCCTTCGTCTGGCCATAGAGGAACATGTTAAAGGGCCGCCTTGTTGCCGCCCCCGCTTTTTGAATTTGCATGACTATCCTCCTAAAACGGGCTATCGTCGCTACCGACAGGAGCGGCGACGGGCGCACTCGCCCCGCCCGCCCCACCGATGAATCGAACGTCCTCTGCCGTCACCTCATATGACGCACGGGTCGAGCCGTCGTTCGCCTGATACGTGCGGGGATTCCCGCCTTCATCGGCTTTCAAACGACCGATCACCATAACCTGACGACCCTTCGACAGATACTGGTTGCAGGCCTCGGCAGACTTCCCCCAAACAGAGACCCGAAACCAGGTAGTCTCATCATGGGGATTGCCCGCCTTGTCCGTCCACTTACGATTGGTGGCGACGCGCAAATTCGTCACCGGCGTCCCGTCAGGCAGATACCGCAATTCGGGATCGGCTCCCAGATTACCCACGATCATCAACTGTTGAAACATAATGTAACATTCTCCTGAAACATGGTTTTGACGTCGTTCGCGTCATGACAGCAGTATAGCATGATGGCCCAAAGATATATACCTTTCTCACCCACCTCTCATATAAGAGCTTTATGAGAACGGCTTACAGCGACTGCCGAACTCTCTATAATTATGTCAACTTACCGCGCCCCGGCGCAAGGAGAATAATATGAACAGCTTTGTAACCTATCCCATCGACCGTCTGCCCGAACGACGAACGCGCGATCGGATGGGCGGGATAACCTGGCTGCTAGGTCTGGAGGACGTACCCGATGAGCATCTGTTCGATGCGATTCGCGACAGCGGCGTCATCCTGACCGGCAGCGGTCAAACCCCCGTCCCGGTCGGCAACGTGTTGAGCATGGTCTTGCGCGAGCGGGCCAGTCGGCAAAGGCGGCAGGCACAATGATCATCATCCTGCTGCTCGTCTGGCTGTTGGCGATAGGCATCGCCATCGCGCTCCTGAAAGCGTCGCAATATTAGAACGGAGGGGGGTCGCAAGGCCCCTCTTTCGTTATGGCCCGCTTGATCCATTGTATCGCGCTCCCGTCCTTGATCTGGGGTTCCGTCACCCGAATGATTCGCCAGCCCAACAGGACGGCCTCGTTGTACTTCTCGCAATCGTCAGTGAATCTCTTGGGATGAGCGTGTCCCTTGCCACGTCCCGTCCCGGTCTGCATCCAGATGCCGCCTTCCACCTCGACGATCAGCCGCTCCTTCTCCCACGCAAAGTCGGCCAACCATTTTCGCTTCGGGTGAAACTTGTACTGCCTCACCGGCTCAGGTATCTCGTTGATCTGCATATAAAAAGCCAAAGTGTCTTCCAGGTTGGACATAACATCACCGTATTATCTGAATTCATAACGACAGCGACAATTGGACAGGCAGGTTCGCGACCCGATAGGAACGAGCGTCCCGATGGGAACCCAGCCCTTGGCGGTCTCGTCGAGACAGCCCTGACAATGTTCAGCCACGCCCAGCACGTTCATCTCCTCGGTATACCCGAATCTTCGAGCGATGTAGCGGTTGAATTCAACCAGTGCCGACCATGACGAACCGGCATACAGGGCGATGCGTCGCACCAGCGATCCGTCGAGCCGTTGCCGACCAAGCCTAATGTCCATGACAAGCTTGCGCAACCACATCAACTGCCGCTCCACCATCTCGCGCAGCATGACCACGACGGCGGGATACAGCCACAGGGCCGGGCCAAACATGGCGAACCCAGCCGCCCAGTGGGCCGCCTCGATAAGCGTGGCCACCCGCCGCTGAAACTCGTCCAGGGATATGCGCCCGGCATTAAGCTGCCGGGCGAGATCGCGCATATCGTCGGCAATCGACGACAGCGTGGTCTCGAACTGACCCATCATAAAGTCGCGCGAGATCGTCTTGTCGCGGGACGCAAACAGCATGATGTCAGCGATGAAGAACACCGCCGCACCGGTTGCCCACGCCCGCCTGAGTGCTGGTCGCTGCGCCGGGGGGATGTTCTGCCTGGCCATGAGCGCGTTTAGCTCGGTCATCGTCCGGGGACGATCGGCAAGGGACGCGATGAGCAGGACGATCCCGGCGTCCTGGGCCTTCTTACTCTTCGGCCTTTCCGGCATCAAAGCCTCCTCTCGGCTCAGGTTGCGCGATTCGGTTCTGCTGCTCAAGGCTCATATACTCCATCTCGGCAAACGCATTGGCCTCCGCCTCGCTAAAGCCGACCGCCACCGCCGCCGCCCGCAACCCGGCGGTCGCTTCGACCAGTGCCTTCATCGCCTCGGCGCGAGTCTTGACCTTCTCCTCCTTGTCGCGGATGTCAAAGTCATCCCACAGGGTTTCTATCTCCACATCCTCGTTGTAATCCGTCCCGTCATAGATATTGGACATGCGAATGCATATCCGCATGACGTCCTCCCACTGCTCGCCCAGTTCGGTCGCGCAGGAGCGGCTCTTGGCCAGCATACGCGCCTCATGCTGACGGTGTGTGCCTTCCGACGCCATCTGCCCTGACTGCTGAAAATAGGACAGGGGCGTATCCGTCACCTGAGCAATGCGCTGCACAAATGCATCGACCACCTCGATATGGGGCCGCAGCGGCTCGCCGGGTATCTGGTAAACGTTGGCATCACCCGGCGTCTGGTCGGGCAGATACACCCATGAGCCGGGGGCCAGTTCAAGGGCCGACGGGTTGCCGCCGATCATCACCATGATGCGAAAGCCGCTGGCATCGGCGGCAGCCAACATGTCGATGATCGCCTTGTTAAGCGCGTCCTGCATGGGGATGCCCGGCTCCAGTTCCGACATGCCATAGCGAAACCCTCGCGCCCTGTTGGTAAAATGTATCAACGGGAAGCCGTGCCTGTAGCGCGATACGGCGGGCAACCCGGAGCCATCGTTGCCCGTACCCGGCAGCCAGTTGGTATCGCCGGTTGACGCATGACACCAGTATCTCTCCATGCGATCAGGGTAATACAGATTCATGCGTCGCAATCCTGCTGCGCCAACCTCGACCGTCCAACGCTTCGAGAACAGCATGGGTTCAACGCGCTCGGGCGTGTAATACACATGGACGCCATCGCGCCCGTCATACGCCAGGTGGGGGATAAATATCGGTCGCTTACGCTCCACGTCCCACTCGACGAACCCGTAGGCGTCCCCGTCCCGAATCGCGCCGGTATGAACGCCCCCCTGCAAGGCGTTGATTCGCATATGGCGAAACCACGTGTTAAGCGTATCGGTCAGATCGCCCGCCTCAAATCCCCTTACCCTCAGGCGCGTCACCAGCGAATCGACGACGATATGCATGTAGTTGGCTGAGAATTCCTTGTCCTTCGGGACATGGAGAAACTTGCGCTGGCGGTCGGTCAGCAAGACGCCCTGCCGCCCGTCGTAATAGTCGCGATACTGGCGGTAGCTCTCCTGTCGCGCCGATTCCTCTTCGGTCAGATGAATGATAAACGGTTCCACAACGTCCCTCTCTACGCATATTGCAGGATTTGCGGCTTCCCGATCCGCTTCTTCCCGTCAAGATACATAATCATATAGCGCAGGCAATCCAGCCCGTGATCATCAGCCCGCAACGGAATCTCGTCACGCGGCGACTGCTCCTTGCGACGGGAATCAAAAGAGGGCCAGGCATAGCCCGGAATCTCCTCCGTCGTCCGAAGCGGTTTATATCTTAATTTGAGCGATTCGTCTTCTTCTACCAGGGCGTTGCGGAAAAAGTACACCCCGGTTCTGCCGTCGGCGTCCTGCCTGAGCCGCAACTGCACAGCCTCGATGCCGGGGCGAATGGTCTTGTCAGCCTTGACCGTCTTGATACCCCATCGCTCCAGCGTCGCCCTGTCCTCGGCGTCATGGTCGCATATAGTGGCCTCGTACTGCTCCTGACCGGACAGGGCGAGAATACCCGGATCGCCCCGATAGCCGTTAACGTGCTCCTCAACCAGTCTGCCGGTCATGTATATCTCCCGATAGAGATACAGCACGCCGCCAGGATTCGCCGTCCACCACTGACAGACCAACGGGTGGGTATAGCCAAAGTCAATGACCCGCCACTTGGGCCAATGGTCGGGAATGGGAAAGGAATCAACGATATGAACCGATTCGTCAAACCCTTCGTAAATCTGCCCCTCGGCCCCGGCCCACAGGCCAAGAAAACCGCGCTTGTAACGCAGCCCGGTCATTGACGACAGAATGCCAATAGTGCGCTCGCCCTGTTCCGTCCACTCGCCCCGCTCATGGTCATACAATGCCGGATTGTCCTCATGGGTCACGTCAAGACGGGTGATGCTGGGTCGCTTGAGCAACCAATGGGTATCCGGCCCGGGGTTGGCGTCGCCAATGACCTGCGAGTAGGGTGCGTTACCGGCGCGCCCCGTCGTTCGGGACAACACCTGCTCCCAGTCATGAAGCGTCAATTCCTCAGCCTGGTTGATGTAAGAAAAGTCATATTCGCCGGAAAGAATCTTGTCGGCGTTATCCAGACCGGCGACGACTATCTCGCTGCCGTTGGGATAGGTAATGGTCTCCGGCCTCCCGCCGCCAAAGACTTCCACCGGACATTTTCGGGATGACGGCGGGAAAGGCAATATCTTTCTGTAGTAGGTGACAAGAGCCGTTGATACGAGCGAAGAATACAGCTTGCGGGTCATCAGAACGCGGCAGCCGGGATACTTGATACACAGGGCATGGAGCTTGGACAAGGCCGCAATCGTGTTATGGGTGACGATGAAATGGTCGGTCAGGTAGAGAGCCGAAGGATGAGCGACAGAGATGCACAACGTCTCTTGCTCGCCCGCATACTCAATCCGATCCAGAAAACGACGGGGTGGAGCGACTATTTTTAACCGGGCCGACTTTCGCTCCAGGTAGAACGGATTGATATTTGGCGGCAGGCATATTCTCGCTGTATACCCGACCTTTCCGGTCACGATCCGCTTCCCATCCTTGCGATAGGAATTGGCCTTCGCGCCGACCGACGACACATACCCTCCCAGGCTCTCGACCAGGAAACGAATATCCTCAATCAATCGGGAGCTATTGGTCGAATAGGACAAGCTTCCCAGCTTGTCAACCGTCCCGTCGCCATCCATCAGTCCTCGCAGAAGGTCAAGCCTGTCACTAATATCACTGCAAAGATAGTCAGCGGGAATGAACTTGGAATTCGCATCGCAATACATTAGATTGTAATGTTCCAGACGTACCCGATAAGAATTCACCCCATTGCCGACAAGGGTATAGACGTAGTTTCCCCGCGCCCGAATATCGGCATCAGACGCACGCCGGGCAACTTCACGGACAACCGCCTCGTCACCCGTAGAAAACGTTACCGACGTTCCGGTAATACCACCCTCCGCGATCAATATCCCCAACACGTAGGGATCGATCAGCAGGTTGCGCTTCTGAAACTGCGCCGGCATCGCAGTCGGAAGCCAGAATGACCGGCGGGTCTCCTTCTTCGATCCCGCCTTGCGAACAAGGGTCTTGGCCCTCAATTCGGCAGTGGTCATCCGCTTATATACGTCATGACCCGAACCGGCGACTTTCTTCCGGTTCTCGCCCACGCGATCATACCGCCTGCGCCCGACCATCCAATAGTGGTCGTCACCAGCAACCGTCGATGAGCCATCATGCAATGTCACGCGATATACGGGCTTGACGCCCTGAGGGTAGATGCCGGTAACGACCGTGGGAACGCCATCCCAGGAAAGAACGGAATCGCCAACACGAAGATCGCCCATTCTGCGCGGCCCGGATGGGGTCATAATGGTCGTTTCGTATAACTGGCACTTGCCCGTCTCGTACGGGCCGGACAGCAGGATTTCGGTATCGCGTCGCTGCCACAATTCCTTGTTGCCGCCGAAGAACTCATAGCCTGGGCCATCCAGTTGAACGACCCAATTTACTTCAGCCTGTCTTGGTTGTGCTCGCGGCATTAGATAGCTTCGTAGTCCTCGCCGCGCACGACGGCAATGGTGACGGTCTCGTTCTTGGTGACGTCAATTCGTTGACGGAGCAGACCAAGCAAAGCCGCCTGATGGGTCATGAACCGCCACAGCATCTGGCGACCCTGATGCCGGTTGGTTCCGGCCACCTTCTCCATCGTCGGCGTCCCGTCGCCTTCGGATTCCATATCGCGCAGGGAGGATTCCATGCCTATCTGCAACAGGTCAAGTTGGTGTCGCAGGTAGCCGTTGATCTGCTCATCGCTCATCAGCACTTCGCCATTCAGCATGGCGGTAACGCGCCGAACGACCTTGCCGACCGGCATCTCCAGTTGCCGGGCTATCTCTACGTAAGTCAATCCGGCAACGACCAGAGATAGTATATCCTGGTCGGTCTTCATATCCCTGAGTTGTTTGTCTGACAGATTGACCGGCTCGCCGGGGCCAAGCTCGATGTCCGTGGCGTGGCGCATAGTTATCAGCGCGTCGATGTCGCTCATGCCGTCATTGTAGCCAAAACGCCCCGCTCCCGCAATGAGTGCAACTCACCGACCGCGATTGTTCGTCCACACTGCCGCCAATTGTGTAGTATATCGGGACAGACGTAGGTAAACCGTAGTATTTTTCGTAGGCTGCGCGGTCTGTGGCGAGCAGAGTGTCATAAACGGAGCGAAGGCCTTTCTTTCCTGTTCCGTCACAGTCCGGACATTCGCTCACGTTGCCACAGCATGAACAGGTAACTTCGCCCTCTCCGCAACAGTTTTTACAGTCAGGAATCTCAATGTCGGCGTTTAGGATCGCCCACTCACTGAATGGCATCGGGTCGAATTTAGGAATCATGGTCTTTCTCCTGTTACGTTTAATCGGCCAACAACCAAGGAATGCTGGGTGGCTGTTTCCAAAACGGAAACAGCCACCCCCGAACTGTTTTCAAAATGGAAACTATTCAACCCACTCTCTCCAACAGCCACGCCGTCCGGGTCTTCAACCGGTCTCTCAATTCGCTATTTTTCATCCTTCCCCCAGTCGATCCAGAGCCTCGTCGATGCACTGCACGGTGGATGTGGCAAGACGGTTGATTACCACCAGGAACCGGTGTATCCACGCCAGGAACTCCTCGTCCCCGCTCATCCCCTGCACAAACCGAAGCGCAGCACCGGGCTGACCGCTGTTGACATAGCCGCCAATGATGTTCACAAACGGGAAGCCAAGCTCCCAAAACGGATTGACCCGCAACTCGGCAAAGTCGTTGATCGGGCGCGAATCATACTCGCCCCCCGTATCCGCCGAACCCGGCAGATAGAACTCGACCTCCGAGACCATCCTGGCGATCTCCACTGCCGATTCCCGAATGGGCGCAATCGCCATCTTCGCCGTACCGGGCAGAGACCATTCCTCCTCCGCCGCCTTGACATACCATGCCGCCGGATCGTCGGGCTGACGCACGTGCGGGGTTGCCAACATGCAAACGACTTCGTTTAACGCCGCAGCAGCCCGATGAAACGCAGCATACGTATTCTCGTCTACAGTCCGGGACAACACCTTGTCAATCTCCCAGCGAGTGTTCATGCGCATCAGGTCTGTCTTCAGATAACGCATGGCGTCCGTGTCCGTCCCCGCCTCGCCAAAATTCAGACCCGCCACCAGTTCGCTAAAGTTTATTGTCATAACCTACACCCAGTCTCTATGATATGACCCTTCGTAACGATTCATACGAATATGGTCGATAGCGTCATTAATGTGCGGCACAGAGGCAGCAATCAGGCGCACGAGAACAACCAAGTAATTGCCCATCCACAAATCAAATACCTTATCCCTGTTTGCCAACTGAATGTGCCGGGATGCGACATCGAAGCGACCGTCACGAATATAACTGTAGATGATGATTATGAACCAGAAGGAATACAGCCAATACGGGCTGGCCCGCATGGTGATAAAGTCGTTTGGATCGTACTCGTCATCCAGATCAAGTCCACTGGGGTAATAAGGCAGAAGCTCAGAAGCTACCTCGGAAATCTTCACCGCCCACTGCCGCTTGGCCAATAATACCGCCTCCGCCAATGTGGCCGGGAATTCAAGCATCTTCATTTTATGAAGATAGTACTCTTTCGGATCGGCGTCTGGCTCCATGAACATGGCACTCATATCCCAAACGGCTCTGTATAATCCGTCAACAACCAAGTCAAATGCATCGTATGTCGTCGCCTCCATAAACTCGCGCATCGCTTCGTGAAATATGGGGTGACTTCTGATGCGGGTTACATCCATTCGCCTGTATTGGTGCAAGTCCCGCAAGGCCCTGGCTTCATCGTCGCCGAGATAAAGTTCCGCCAATGATTGGCTAAAGTCTATTACCATAACCTCTCC